ACCATCACTGCTGTCTCTACCGGAGACATCATCGAGTGGAACGGTTCCCAGTGGGTGAACGTGGCCAACTTCTCAGGTTCCTACAACGACCTGACAAACAAGCCTACCATCCCTGCGAACGTGGGAGACTTGGGTGACGTAACTGTAACCTCAGCGGCTACTGGTGAGGTCCTTAAGTTTAACGGATCTGCTTGGGTGGACGCTAACGTAGATTACTCTGAACTCACAGGTGTTCCATCTACCTTTGCTCCAGTAGCGCACACTCATCCAATCTCTGAGGTTACGAACCTACAGACAGAGTTGGACGGCAAGGCGGCTACGGGTCATACCCATGCGGCCAATGATCTCACAGACGTAACCATTACGGCTGCGGCAACAGGGGAAGTCCTGCGTTATAACGGCTCTGCATGGGTTGACGCTCAGCTCGACTACGCTGACCTGTCGGGTACACCTACGCTGGCTACCGTGGCAACCTCAGGTGCCTACGCTGACCTGTCGGGTACTCCGACGATCCCTAGCAACATCGAGGACCTGACGAACGTTACGGTGACCGCTGCTGCCACGGGTGAAGTCCTGCGTTACGATGGTGCTGCATGGGTTGATGCGGTTCTCAACTACTCCGACCTAACTGGGACCCCTACGTTGGCCACTGTGGCCACCACGGGTGCCTATAGTGATCTCACGGGTACTCCAACGATCCCTGCGAACGCTGGGGACTTGGGTGACGTTACGATTACTGCGGCGGCTACTGGTGAGGTCCTCCGATACAATGGTACGGCTTGGGTCGACGCCCAGCTCGACTATAGTGATCTGTCAGGTACTCCCACGTTGGCAACTGTTGCCACCTCGGGATCCTACAACGACCTTTCGAACCAGCCGACGATCCCTGCGAACGCGGGTGACCTCGGGGACGTTACGATTACCGCTGCGGTAACTGGAGAGGTCCTTAAGTACAATGGGTCTGCTTGGGTGGATGCTAACGTGGACTACTCTGAACTAACTGGAGTTCCATCTACGTTTGCTCCATCGGCACACACTCATCCAATCTCTGAGGTTACGAACCTACAGACTACCCTCGATGATAAAGCAACCACAGGCAAGGCCATCGCTATGGCTATCGTCTTCGGATAAGGATTTAAGAAAACATGACTGCTCCAAACGTAGTCCTCGTGGGAACAATCACGGGCAAAACCGACGTGTCCGCTGCGGTGGGCGCTACTGCAACTTCTATTGTCACAAACTCTGCAGCCTCTGGTCAGGTGTTCAAGGTCAACGCCATGACCTGTGCGAACATTACGGCAGGTGCTGTGACGGTAACTGTTGATCTCTTCCGGTCATCCACGGCCTACACCATCGCGAAGGACATCTCCATCGCCGCAGGTGCAACCTTGGGCGTCCTTAAAAGCTCTATCTACCTCGAAGAAGGTGATGTGCTGCGGGTTACCTCTGACACAGCCTCTGCGCTGGACGTCGTGGCAAGCTACGAGATCATCTCCGAGTAAACAAAAGGCGAATGAGTGGGGGTCCCCCTAACGGACCTCCCTCAGTCCCTCCTTAAGGAGAACTTAGGAAACATGGGAAACAAAAACGAAGGATACCTTGGGGGTATCATGGGCGGCGAGAGTCGCGTCGGGAGCGGTACCGCTACAACTGGTACACAGAAGACTGTTCAGGACCTCACCCTGCATAACCAACTGAGTCTCGTGGGGGATAAGGTGGACATGGGGTTTACGGACAGCGTATCCAACGCTTACTTCTCTCTCACTCCGGGTTCTGGGTATCAGTACCTAGAGGTCCGATACAACACTGATAGCAGCGGTCGAAAGCGTTTCGTTCTAGGCTTGGTTGAGGCCGCGAGCTCTACGAATAACACTCAAGGACAACATAGCTATTCACGTGGCCTCTTCGTTGATAGCTCCTCACTTGTATATAGAGCTGGCTCCTCTCTCCCCTCTACTTATGGTAGTCTAGACTACATCCTCGCGATGCTCCTTAACTTGGACACTGGTGATGTTTACATGTCTATCTGTGATCCGGGGAACGCCCCTGTGTGGGTACGGGAAGATAACACAGAAAGCACCACTTTCGACGTCGCAAACCCTACCTTCTCTGGGTTAGACTTAACTACTCTCGATACCGTCTTTGCTCAACTCTCATTGAACGAGACGTACATGAACTTCAACTTCGGTGGTAACCCTCTGTTCGACGCAGAGGAAACCAGCGGAAACGATAGTTCAACTTGGTACAACGATCCTCCTGTCTCAGTGGTTTCCTTCGGGCAGCAAGAAGTGACGCTGAAGGTTGCAAACACCGGCATCCTGTCTCTCGAAGAAGCCGGGACGCAGGTTGTAGATGCCACGCTTGGAGATGACAACTGGAACGACGTTACGTTGCTTCTGGACGGTTCTAGCCTGACCGATGCTTCCACCGCTGCAAATAACTTTACTGCGCAGGGAGACGCTGCGGCAAACAACACGGTAGTGTCTGACCCCTACGGCGGTACCAAAGGTTCGTTTATCTTTGACGGAGCAGGGGACGCTCTTACGTCTACCAATGGCGATATTATAGGTATCTCTAATCCGTTTACGGTGGAGATGTGGGTACGACCTGACTCAACCTCGACTTACCAATACTTGGACATTTATGGACCGAATACTGGGACAGGAACTGGGTGGACGAGTGGTGGTAGGCTGCTCGAATTAAACGCAAGCACTACATCCATGCAGCTCCAATGGTGGAATGGATCGACTTCGAGATACAACCTACTCATGACTAACACCATGTCAGTCTCGACTTGGCATCATGTAGCGGTTGTCTATGATGGCACTGGCATGGAGGTTTATGTTGATGGGTCCTCTATTGGGTCAATGACAGGAGCCACTACAGATGGCTCAGCCACAAACACAGTCTTTGGTATTTATAATACGGGAGTGCTACCATTTGACGGACGGATGCACGACATCCGCATCACCAAAGGCGTCGCTAGGTACGCCTCAAACTTCACCCCGCCAACCGAGAGTTTCCCTACAAGCCTTCCTGTAGGCGACCTCACGCTCCCACAGTTATCTTGGGGTGGCATTACGGGCCGTAGCGTTCTCACTGAGGGTTCCGCAGCGGTACCCGGAGATGACAATTGGAACGACGTTACGTTGCTGCTGGATGGTTCAAGCCTGACGGATGATCTGTCTACGGCTGGAAACGCCACGACCGATGAAGGGGCAGCGATTGTGTCGGTAACTGGTCCCTATGGTGGCACCCAAGACGTTCTGGACTTTGACAGAACTGGCTCTACTACAACGACAGGAAAATTCATCAAAACTGGTGTGACTGACGACTTCAAGTTTGGGACCAGTCCCTTCACAATCGAGATGTGGTTAAAACCGGACACACTCGACACTTCATCTCAATCTGTGAGCCTTGGGTGCATCTGTGAATATGACACTACGGCGGGTATCTCCGGGTCGTGGTTTGGCCTTCACCAAGTCAACGGCGAGGTCCGGTTCTATATTGACAATGGCAACACGAACCTAACTACTACCAGCAGCGGTCTTAGCACGTCTAATTGGTCTCACGTGGCTATCGTTAGAGATGCTGCGAACACGTTAACTATCTACGTCGATGGGACGTCGAAGGCTGTAAGCTCGGCAGGCGCATTCTCACATAACCTCAGCGACGCCAGTAGTCGTCAGTTATACATCGGTAAGCAGCCTACGCAGCTCCGACACTACGACGGCAAGATCGCAGACATCCGCATCACCAAAGGCGTCGCTAGGTACGCCTCAAACTTCACCCCGCCAACCGAGAGTTTCCCTACGAGCCTTCCTGTAGCGGGAACGCCCGATACTCTAGTAGACACCGGGATCTTCACCCTCGAAGAGATCTACGAGCTCAACAAGAGCGCCTAACCCCTAGGAACCCCTCAGAAGCCCACACACGGCCTCTGGGGGTTTCCCCTATGGTTTACCCTACCCAGAACCTAACGCCCGTCCTGAGGCATTCTCAGAATTACAGGAGAATTTTATGAAATGAGCAACGGACAATGGGATCGCACAGATTATCTTGAGGAAGACGTGCGGCGACACTCGGAGGAAATCCGAAGTCTATCCCAAGCCACCACAGCGGCAACCTCAGCACTCTCGAATTTAAACGCCGAGTTGGCCCGAATGAGGGCCTCATTTGAAAAACAGTGTGAGCAGATGGATCGCGAATTAGAACGTCGCGAGAAGCTCATAGAGGCTCATGAGAAACGCCTTAGAGATCTTGAGACGTGGAAGACACGCTCGGGGGCATACTGGGCGATCTTCGGATCACTCGCGGGTGGCGCTGCGGCGTACCTCGTGTCGAAGCTCGGCAAGGCGGTATTACCATGATGACAATCTTAACTGAACTCCGGTCCCTCCTTAAGTGGGCCGGGGTGCTTGCCCTATTCTGGGCGTCAATCTTCCTAGTGAAGACTATAGAGACACAACTGTTTCCCGTAGTGTCCACCGCAGAGATCACCGAGGTGGTTCAGGTGGACGATGAGACGGTTCAGGTTTACCTGAGGTTCACTAAGAAGCGGAGCTGTAAGTACCAGAACCTTCTCTGGTACGACCCTGAGGGCCACGTCGTGAACGTGAAGTTCAACGATGATCGAGGCTCTCGGCCACCTTCGGTTAATGAGGTTGGCCCTTGGACGGTGAAACTGTCTACGCTCGAAGGATCGACACTCTATGTTGAACATCGGTGCCACCCTCTGTGGACCCAATTTACCCAGATGTATCCCTAATAGATACTTAACATGAAAACTAACGGCCCCTAGAAAGCTCGCACAGCGGCTTTAGGGGTCGCCCTACCCAATCATACCAGAGGCAGCGCCAAAGCCCGTGTGTGAGCCTCCTGAGGCCGCACAGAGGGCGTCTGAGCCGCCCAGCTCCATAGCAACATCTACTTAGATGAGAAAACCAATGAAAACATATACCAAGGACTGTCTCCACTGTGGAGTAGTTTTTGAAGCCAAGCATCACAACACCCAGCTGTGTTCTGAAGAATGTAAGAAAGCACGCAACTACGAAAACACTAAGGCATGGAAAGTAGCTAATATAGAAACCGTCCGCGAGTATGGCCGCGACCACTACCGAAGACACCTTGAAGAGCAGCGAGAGCGTTCCCGTCAGAAGTCACGAAAAGCCCGTGCTAACATGACACAAGAAGAACGGGATCAACTAAATGCAGATCGCCGTGCTGCCCGGGCGGCGTGGAATGAAGAAATATCAAGACAGGCCGCAGATATAAAGCCTGTACTAGAAAACATAGACTTCACCCCTGAAAACCTAACCCGAATTAGCCTCATGGTCGATTACTTAGAGAGCGAACCACGGCTTGCGTTCCTCCTCGACTGGTACTGGCTCTCAGATGCAAAGGAATACCTTGATGAGTACGAATAAAGATCTACGCAATTCCCTCGACCTTATCCAGCAACTGATGGTGGATACGTTTATCGAAAAGTTGCAATCCGGGGACGTAACCCCCGGCGAAATGAACACTATCCGGCAACTGTTGAAAGATAACCACGTGGTTGTCTCCCCGGATAAAACTGCAGACCTCGGGACCCTTGGTGCCCTGTTGCCGGATCTTGATGAAGTAGAGTCTGATGACGAAACAACCTTCAACTAAAGAAAACCTCGAACGGATCAAAGGGGACTTCAGGCTGTTTGTCTATGTCCTATGGAAACACCTGAACCTCCCTGATCCTACTCCAATTCAGTATGACATCTCAAAGTTCCTACAGTACGGACCTAAGCGTTGCATGGTCTCGGCATTTCGAGGTGTGGGCAAGTCTTGGCTTACCTCTGCGTTCGTCGTTTGGATCCTGCTCAATGATCCTGACAAGAAAATCATGGTGGTGTCTGCGTCTAAAGACCGTGCGGATGCCTTCTCGGTGTTTGTGAAGCGGATCATCCAAGAAGTAGACTTCTGCCAACATCTTCTACCGGGACCAGATCAGCGCTCCTCGAACCTCTCCTTTGACGTAGGACCTGCCAAGGCCGACCACTCACCCTCGGTGAAGTCCGTGGGTATCTCTGGGCAGCTCACAGGTTCTCGTGCAGACATTATTGTAGCAGACGATATCGAGGTACCTAACAACTCGGACACGCAGACTGCACGGGACAAGCTCGCAGAAAAAGTGAGAGAGTTCGATGCCCTGCTCAAGCCGCTCCCAACAAGCCGTGTGATCTGGCTAGGAACACCGCAGCTGGAGGACAGCCTTTACAACAAACTCCCTGAGCGTGGTTACACCATCCGCGTGTGGCCTGCTGAGATGCCTCGGGAGGAAGACCTTACAAAGTATCGGGACACGCTTGCACCCTTCGTCCTTGAGCTGGGTTTGGAGCCCGGTGAACCTACGGACCCCAAGCGTTTTGACGTCGAGGACCTGTTGGAACGTAAGGCGTCCTACGGTCGGGCAGGCTTCCAGCTCCAGTTCATGCTTAACACGGCCCTGTCGGATGAGGAGCGTTATCCCCTCAAGATGCGGGACATTATCTTCACTGATATTAACCCTGAGCAATCTCCAATGACTTGGGACTGGCAACCCCACCCCAAGAACCGCCATAATGAACTCCCGAACCTGGCGATGACTGGTGACTACATGTACGGCCCCGCTGGGTTCAATGAGGTCACTGCGCCCTACCAAGGTATCGTGATGTCCATTGACCCCTCAGGTCGTGGTGCCGATGAGACAGGTTACGCTATCGTGGCCCACCTCAATGGTTATAACTACGTGTTACGCTGTGGGGGCTTTCAGGGTGGTTACGATGAGCATACCGTACTCAACCCACTAGCAATCCTAGCGAAGCAATACGCTGTTACTAAGATCATCGTGGAGAGTAACTTCGGGGACGGCCTGTTCACTAAAGTTTTCCAAGAGGTGGTCCATAGGATCTACCCCGCAGGTATCGAAGAGGTACGCCATAGTACCCAGAAGGAAATGCGTATCGCTGACACCCTGGAACCTGTGTGCGCCAAGCATAGACTTGTGATCGACCGTAAGGTGGTTGAGGATGACTACAGGACCATCCAGAAGTACGATCAAGAGAAACGCTTGAGCAAGTCCCTCATCTATCAGATGTCCCGCCTCACGAGAGACCGTGGGTGCCTCAGGCATGACGATAGGCTGGATGCACTGTCCATGGCTGTAGCCTTCTGGTCTAACGCTAACGCACAGAACTCTGAGCAAGGCGTAGAGGCACACCGTAAGGCTCAACTTGAGAAGGCAGCTAGAGATTACTTCAACAAGCTACCCGGAGTGAACCTACAGTCCCCTCAAGCAACTTGGGGTGGCCTTAGGTAGTCTTAAGAGAGGGGAGGCTCTGCCTCCTCCATGCGAGGTTCAGCTGGTAGTTCAGCTGTTGGTTCAGCTGTTGGTTCAGCTGTTGGTATGCCTCATGTAAATTAACTGAAGCCCTCATAGAGCCCTTAGGGTATATACCTATAGATAACTTAAGTTACGTAGGCTGTGTTTGAGGGACACTGAGGGTACACGATTGGGATACACAGTGGGTACTCAAGTTGTGTCTAG